CCCGCCCGTCGATGCCCTCCACCTTGAGGTTGATCTCCTCGCTGGTCTTGGTGATCATTGTTCGTGTCTCGGCAATCTTACGGTTGAATTCCTGTGTGATGTACCCCTCAGCCGGATATTCGTCTTCCATCTCCGCTTCTCCGGGGGAAGAAATGCCCGCATATCCGCGGCCATCATCAGAGAGTTTAGACAGCGGCGAATAAATGCCACCAACCGTCACGCCGTCGCCCAGCTCTGCCGCTGGATCGATGTTTGCTGCGCCTGCTTCGTACGCCTGATACTGGTAGCCTTTCATGGTTTGCAGTAAAGCATTTACCATTGGCTGCGTGGCGTGAGGGCAACTTGCAATGACCTCCATTCCGGTATCGTCGCCCGCCGTCAGGCTATTTTCGTCGTCCACAAGCAACGTCACACGGGAAATAGGCTTATACTTGCCATTGTCGGAAAAGCTTGTAATGTCGCCGCCGACGTAATATTTATCAGACAAGAATCCTCACCCCTCCAAACGTAATAGCGCTGCCCGCATCTGTAATGAGATAGTTTGTCTCGGTAGGCATAGACAACAACGGAATAAGCAATAGTTTCCCTGCATCGGTAATAATCCAGTTCCCACCGTGCGCCGCAGCGATAAAGCATAGCTCGTTGCGGATGGTGTAATCATTTGCGGGATAGTCGATGGTATACGAGCTGTTGAGCACTGTGCGGCTGTCCAGTTCCACGCCCATCAACTGGCAAAAGATGTTTACAGCGTCAGGCATAGTCATCGGAAAGTTAAGCGACTGGTCTGGCTCCCACACAACGTCAGCCTTTCTCATAGCGTCGTATGCTTCAAGTTCCCAATAATCCCCATCGCAGGACCGGCGGTTGGTAAAAAACACGCCTTTGGGGATCCAGTCTGTCGCCTGACTTCCATTAACAAGCCTGAGATAACGCTTGATCGTCGCGGCTCGCGGTATGTTGTCCGCATACAGTGCCAGTTTTAATGTTGCGCAGCAGGCGTTTCCGATGCCGAATTCTTCAAACAACTGAGATTCGGCAGAGTGCGACACTTCCGCATCTTTGCCGTATTCCGTGCCCGCAACGTCGAATTTGTACTCTCGTTCTGTGCCGGGCTTGTGGAGCAGCTCGCGCCACAGCGCACTTGTTGTCTGCCCCATATCACACCTCGATCAAATTAAACGTCGCGCCGCCCCACACCTCATTGTCATCCGCCGCTTCCTCAAGCGTGCATTCCATCGACGAGCAGTAAAACGTGCTGGTTCTTACGCCATGCAAGTCGAGATATTGGACGGTGCAGGTGGTTTTATTCAGATCGTCATCGAGTTTTGCCAGCACGTCACGCTTGACGGAGCGCGTTGTATAACTCAGTTTCCGCTTGGTGGCGATCTTGTCGCGCCGCATTTTGCCATCTTTGGTACGGGTGGTCTTGTCGCTGTCGAGATCGTTTCTGCTCCACCCGTATCCTTTCGTTGCGATTGCGGACGAGTAGTCCGTGCCGTTGATAATAAGGACTTCCATGTTGCCCCTCCTTAGTACAGCAGCACGGGCTTACCCGCCGCGCGTGTCATGTTGTTGATGTTCTTCACGGTACTTCGTGCGATTTCCTTGCCGTCGAGCTGAATAACGACCGTAGTTGCACCGCCGCCTGATTCCGCCATAGCCTGCTTAAATGCTTCGACCATCGTTGCAAGTGGCGTTTCGATGTTCGTTCCGCTCTTCTGGTCGCCCAGTACAGCAAGAAATTCCTTGTTGGGCGGAATGACTGCACCGGTTGCCAGACGCGGAAGATGTACTTCAGAAAGCGAGGAAAGATGCCCGCCGATGCTTTTGCCGCCAATGCCAGGAACCCAACTCGGCACGGTAAACTTAATCGTGTTGATCTTGCTGATAAGCCAGTTTAATCCCTTGATAATGGCATTAACCGCGCTTTCGGCAATAATGACGATGCTGTTCCAGATGCCTTTAAATACCTTTTTGACACCACCCCATGCAGAATTCCAGTCACCAGTGAACACTCCCTTGATAAACTGGATAATACCGCCAAGGATGTTATCTTTAAGGTTTCTCGCAAACTCGGTCAGATTGTCAGTCAGCGCAAGTACAGCGGTAACTACCGTAGCAATTCCCGCAATCACAAGTGGGATGACGCTACCGGTCAAGAAAAAGAACCCCAGCCCCGTTGCCACAATGCCAGCAATCAATAACAGCGTATTTTGGAGATTTGCACCGTTATCACAAATGTCCTTAAACGCTGTGATAATCATTGCTGCGCCAGCCACTACAAGGCCGATTCCCGCACCGACTTTGCCGAATGCAATTGCAAGCCCCCCTGCAAGCGCCGCTGTACCTGCAAGCATTTCGAGCAGATTCCCCCAGTTAACGCCGTTATTCCATGCGTCGGATAGACCGTCCCACAGAAGAATCAATCCGCCAACAGCAATGAGGATGCCGCCGAGCTTTTGTAGAATAGTGCCAAGCACACCCGGCAAGCTGCTGCTAATTTTCCACAGCGCTAAGCCTGCCGCAATGAGCATGACTGCATCGGCGATTTTTTTTAAGCGGTCGCTGATGTCGTCCATGTAGCTAAAGTCCGGAGTGATTGCGTCAGCGGATGCACCGCCGCCCGCATCGTTTGCGGTATCGGTGGAAATCTGGTTGATCTCATCAAACGCCGCAAGCTGACTTGCCGCTTTCTTCGCGGCACTGCCCGTTCCCTTTAATGCATTGGTTTCCTTGTTCAGCGCCTTTGCTGAGTTAGCAGTTGCCTTGACGCTCTTGCCGGAGATAAGCGCCACAAGGCGCGTGATCTGCGAGACTACTGCCGTGATAACTTTTACAAGCAGTGTAAAGGCGGGAACAATTACACTTACAAGAGGCTGTGCCAACGTCAAAAGCGCTCCTTTAAGCTGCGCAATGGATTCTCTTGCCTCGGAGTTTACCATTACGACGTTCTTTACCCAGTCGCGCACTTTTGTTAAAGCTTGGGTAATAACTGTAAAAACAAGTGCGCTGCGGACAACAGATTTTACGCGCTGTCCAAATACTTTCATGGAATCTGCCGCCGCTTCGGTTGCATTGCGCAGCCCTGCGCCTTTGGCTCTGCCCTCGATCTGCTGTGTTAGCTCGACTGCCTGCGTTTTCGCGTCGGAAATCTTATCGCCGGTTTTGTTGAGCTTTTCGTTGAGCTTATCAATGCTATTTGCAGTTTTGTTAAATTCGCTTTGCAGCATTCGCACGCGCTCGGCCTGCTCGGACACGTCGATTTTCTCATACGTGCCTTTTGGCGCTGTGCGCATATCGGCAAGCACCTGTTTTGCCGCATCCAGCTCTGCGCCGATGTTGCGCAGCCGGTCTTCCATCGGCGTTTTCTGGTCGCCGAGCCGGTTGAATTCCTTTTGTAAGGATTCGATATTGCTTTTAACTTTGTTTAACTCCTGATGGAGTTTTTTGTCGCTAATAGTCGCTTCAAATACGACTTCACCGTCAGCCATAATATCACCTTCTTGCTTTTTGGTTTTTTTCGTGATATCATCCAAGAAGCCATAAATAATGGCAAGGAGGAATGAAAAATGGATAAGATGACTACTTGCAAGGTATGCGGGGCATCTATCGCAAAATCCGCTACCACTTGCCCGCAGTGTGGAGCCAAGCAGAAAAAGCGCCACCCAGTATTGGGGATCATCATTGCTATTTTTGGCATTTGCATGATCGCCGCCGCATTAAACGGCATGGGCGATGATTCTGGATCAGAGAACAAAACGTTTGCCGTTGGAGAAACCGCCGAGCTGAACGGAATCAGTGTAAAGTTTGATTCTTGCACCGAAAGCAATGGATCGCAATTCAACACCCCTGATGATGGCAATGTGTTTTTGCTTTGCGAATTCTCCATTGATAACCAGTCGGATAAAGATATTGCCGTTAGCTCTATCGCATCGTTCAACGCCTATGTTGATGACTACTCGACAAATCTGAGCATTTCGGCCATCATCGCAACCGATAACCCCCAGTTAGATGGAGCCGTTGCTGCCGGTAAGAAAATGACCGGTGTTGTCGGATACGAAGTCCCCAAAGGCTGGGAAGAGATTGAAATCCGATTTGCTCCCGACTTTTGGTCTGGAAACGAAATTGAATTCATTGCAAACAAGTAACCATTTTCGCCCGATGCTATTTTGCGTCGGGCGTTTTTTTGCCCAACCACGCATTGATTGTGTCGTTTTCTTCTTCCGTCATCGGCTTCTTTAGATCGACAAGCCGCCTGTTTTCTCGGTAAAATTCTCGATCCGATTTGTCGAGCGTTTTCCCTTTTGCTTTCAGATTGCGGATTCGAACGATGTTTGCGAACAAGCAATCCCCGATTTCGTAGTACGCCGAGACGAATGACCACCAATGGAAATAAGGCATTGCGCGCACTTCATGTCCCACAACGTGGTTGATGGGAGCCACGATGTATTGAAAGTCTTGCTCCCAGTCCATCAACTTAGGACGCTTTTGATTATCGCCATCGTCACCGCAGTCGAGAAACCATGTCATCTGCTTCACGGCTTCTGAAATGTGCTCATCCGGCATTTTTAAGAAGTCCGGATAAAAGATATCCAGAGCCGCAAGCGCTTTCTGCTCGTTAGTCAGATCGACCGCAGCAAATACCGCCAGCACGTCCAGTGCCGCGCGATAGTCTGAGCGGATTTCATAGTCAACGCCGCAGACGTTCAGCGACGTTGGAAGATCGTACATCATTTACGGTATTTCTGCGTATACTTGCGGATTTTCTCATCGGCAAGCGCCTGTTCGCGCTTTACTGCATCATCAAACTGCTCGATAATGGCGGTCATAAAGTTCTGCCAAACCGGCGCACCGTTGGCCGCGGAATAGGCGTTGACGCTGCCAAAAAGCGTATCGGCAATGTCCTGCCCGAACAGGTCATTGATGATGCTGCGCATTTCCTTGTCAAGAGAATCAACCATGTCGAAAAGCTCATCATCGGGGATATCCTTTTCGAGTGTCTTTGCGCGAGTCTCCTGCTTCTTGCGCAGGTCATCAAAGGTTTTATATGCTTTCTTTGCAAAGTTAACATCCGCAGGGTTGAAGTACACCGTCACGATGCCGTTCACGCCGCGAATGGTATATTCCTTTACACCGGAATCAAAAGTGAGTTCCATATATTCCTCCAAAATGAGGGCTGACAGATGCCAGCCCTCTATGGTTTATTCGCCCTCGGTAAACGTGACCGTGTTGCCAGAGATAGCGGCAGTGCCGACCGTGCGCGTGCCGCCAAGCGTCACGTCGATGGGCATACCGATAAAGCCTCCACCCTCGCCGCCGAGGGAAGAGGGCTTAACCATGCAGGACGAATAGCGCTCCGCAAATACTGCGGTCTTTGCCGTGCCTGCATAGGCGTGGACAATCAGCACGTCCTGATTCGCCAGCGCCGCCGCGTTCTGCTCCTTGACTGCAAGATTCCAAACCTTGACGATGGCGGGATCCCCAGCGTCCAGATCAGACGGGTCAAAGGTCTGCGTGATAATGGGTTTCTTCATGGTCGTGCGCGTCGTGCCAAGAATATCCTTCGAGGAATCCTCCTGCCAGTCGTATTCCATGCTGGAATCCGTGACGCGCGTACCGAGGGGCGACCACGTGGGGGTTCCAGTTTCGCCCGTGTTGAGATACGCAATCAGAAGTTCTCGGTCTACGGTCTGCCCCGCCGTGGTGTTAAAGGTCATATCAGCCATTTTTAATCACCTCGTAGTTCATTTTCATAAGGATTTGATGATCCTCGTCACCGTTTTCATACACGGCAAAAAGCGAGGATCGCGTTGTCGGCTCAATACGGATGACGCGTCGACCGTCGCCAATGTCAGGCGGTGTCTCGCTTGCCGCCCAATCGCCCAAGGCGTTAAGCAGCTCGTCAGCTTTGAGCCGCTTGTCGTTGCTGTTCCTCGGTTTCATGCGGTAGATGACCTTGAACTGGTATTCCGCCTGATATCCACCGAGGATGTATTTCTGTACGATGTACGCCGCCTGAATTGTGGACAGCGCCATCGCCGCAGTATCGGCGGGAAGAAATTCGAACCGAATCAAATCAACCGGTTTGTCAGGGAATGTGTTTAACCACGCAAGCAACTTTCGGGAGACTTGATCCTCTTCCGCTGCCGAGACCGTCTTTTTAACCTGTTCCGTACTTCTTCACCGCCTTTTCTGCTACACGCGCCCACTTTCCAAGATTCTGTGCTTTCGATGCTTCACACCAATGAGCTTGTGCCTGTGGATGCGCCGTGTGGTTGAACACTAAATTGCGGTCAGTCACGACCTTTGTGCCGCCTTTTGGCGCGTATGTGCTGCCGGTATTCGGGTCAACCATGACTTTCCCGTAATACAGAAACCTTGCGTAAGGGCTGGGGTAGATGATGTCGTTGCCAACTACCCTTGTGCGCTGCGTTAACGAGCCTGTGAGCATCGGCACAAAAGGCTGAGTGTCTTTCTCCATCTGCTCGGCTAAAACGTGTTCAGCGCGCGCACAAGCCTTTGCAACGGCAGTTCTTACAGCGTCCATTCCATCGGTATGCACGGAAAACTTGATGCCCATTACGCCCCTCCGACGAGAAAATGCTGCATATCGGGGCTACCGTAGTCCATAGCGTCAACCTTGGTCACGTTGTAGCAATCGTCATGGCTCAGCACGACGGTCATGTCGTCCGATACAAATTCGCCCTTCACAAAGCACGTCATGCCACCGTTGCCCTTGTATGAGAGCGTCCACAGTCCAGACTTATCCGCCGCTTTGAAAAAAGATTGCGGCCCGATGTAAGTTTTCGGCTTCCCTGTTACCCCGTCCACCGCTTCCACGGCGAACGGGATATACAGATTCACAGCGTCCGCACTTTCAAGGCCGCTTTCGCGCACGTTCACGCCCTTCGACGCTTGCAGCATCACGCCACGCAGGATTGTGGTATAGACCTTTTCGACCTCATCAAGCGTTGTCGGGTCGATCTCCTGCACGATGTTGTAAATCGTTACAGTGTGGGGAGTGTACATCTACAACCACCTCCGCGATACAACAGCCCGGTATGGGCAAGGTATTCCATGCACGTTTCCGCAAGCATTTTCTTCGCACCATCCGTTGCACTGAGTGCAGACAGGGCGGATTCCCCGCCCGTTGCAAGTGTTCTGGAATAACTACCTACCGTTTCGCTTTTGACTTCCGCGTCATTTGCCGCGGCGTTGGCGAGGTTCTTCATAGCAAGCGCCTGCGCTGATTCAATGACTGCATATTTGTCAACGAGCGCGCAGCAGCACATCTTTACCGCGTCCAGATCAGCATGGTCTTGTGCTCTATTGCGCGTGTAATAGTCGAGGAAGGAGCTGGCGCGGACAACAAGACGCGGGAAGTCGTTTTCGCTCACAGCGCCCATGTAAGTGCCGGAGTAGTATTCAAAATCTGCGTAAGTCATCAGCGCCCTCCTTCCAAAACCGCGAGAATTTCAGCCTTTTTCATCGAACTGCTGACCCCTTCCACCCCGTTTTCATCGGCATACGCAAGCATTTCAGCTTTTGTCATGTCGGAGAAAGCCGGGGTGTCAGGGTCAGGCTCATTCAGCAGTTCAGTTAGCCCCCCATCGCCGGAGTGATAGAGCCGACCACCACGCCGTCGATACGCTCAGCGAAAAGAACCATGCCGTTGATAACGGTGTCAGATGCGGTCATGTTGGTGTAATCGGGCTCCTCATGGATACCGATATAGCCGGTGGCGTCGGTGGTGAAATCGAACACCTCGCCAAGATCAGCGCCGTTCACAGGAATGTAGTACAGGACAATATTGTCCTTGGCGGTGGCGTAAATCTTGCCCTTGGGAACGCTGGAATTGAGGATCACGGTGCCAAGGCCGAGGAAGTTCTCAACGTAAGTCATTCCGAACGCGGTCTGCAAGGTAATGTTTGCGCTTGCGAGGTAGTCAGCAACGTCCAGCGGGTTCAGGAAATACACCGCACCGATTTCGTCATCTTCAAACAGCACCTGCAGCTGTCCCCATGCCTGAGCCAAGGTCGCCTGGAAGGTCGTGCCGGACGCCGTGCCCGTGCCGGTTGCGAGGAAGTCGAAAAAGTCTTTACGAATACCCTTCTGGACGTCCTTGAGCATTTCGTCGGTGGTCATTTCTACCGCCTGATCGTAGCCACGATCGGTGATTGCCTCGGCAGAGGTGGCCTTGCGCCACTTCTTAAGCGTAATCTCCTTGTAGTTCACGGCTTCGGTCTTGTACTTGCTAAGGGGGATGGTCTCACCCTCAGCAACAGCGCCGCTCTCCAGCGTGCCAGTGGCCTTGTAGCTCTTGAGCACAGTTCCAGCCTGCTTTGCGATCTTGCGGGTCACACCCAAGGCCTCCATCAGCTTTTTGATGGAATAGCCGAACATTTCGGTAAATTCAATTTCGCGCACACGCGCGAGGTCAGCTTTCTTAATGAGATTAGGATCAGCAGCCATTTTTATTCTTCCTTTCTAAACAAATCCATATTTGCGGCGATTGCAGCGCGCCGCTCCGCTCTGTCATTGATTTGCATAATCTCGTCCTTTGTCATCGGTTTCCCGCCGCCGTTAAAGCGCGCGCCAGTGTCGAAGCGAACGGTCTGCTTGGAGACAAGCCCCTTGTAAGTGCCGTCTACGAGCGCATCAAGAGACTTGGTGTCCTTGATCTTTTCTCCGTCCAGCTCCAATGCGGCCATTTCTTCGCCGCAGCCGCGCATAGCAAGGTCGAGATTCGCGCCGGTGATGTTTTTGCTCTTAAAGTAAGCACGCACGGCCTTTTCCTTTGCCGCCTTGCTTTCCTTTGCCGTGATGTCGGTCTTAAAGGCTTCAAAGGCCGAGTGTTCTTTCTCGTACTTCTCCTTGTAACCGCCGTCACCCGCCGCCTTGAGGTCGTCCAATTCCTTCTGGACACCGGGCAGCTTCTCCGCGTCCGCCTTGTACTTCGTGAGATCGTCCTTGAGGGGGTCAACCACGCCCAGATGCAGCGCAACCAAGCGATTTTCGATCTCTTCGGTGCAAGCCTCGCCGAGAATATTCCTGATTTCCGCTCTCGTAAATTTCGCCATGTTATTCGTTCTCCTTTTCCTTGGCCCCAATTCTTCGGGGGCGAACGTTGTATAAAAACCGCTGTACCTTGCGGGTTTTACCTAAAACAAAAGAGCCACCCACCAAGAAAAACTCGGTAGCTGGCTCCTATTGCCCTTTCCCGCGCCCTATTACGCGGGAGTTGAATATTTGATTGTTTTCTTGACCTCTAAAACGATGTACCCGTCGCCTTTTCGGCGTATTTCAGCATCGTTTCCGCGCTTCAAAATTGCATCGATTGCCTTTTTGACTTCTTCCCAGTTCAATACAGCACCTTCATTCTTTCCCGCTGCTCCGGCAGTCCTGCCGCCACGCTGAACGCTTTGTATTTCGCGTTTAACCGCCGCAGCCTTATGTTTACCGCAGTCTCATCTTCATGCAATCCTGCGGCCTTGTAAGCAGCTTTTTCGCGCTTTAGTTTGCGTGCCTCGCGCTCAACGCGCCGCTGCATCTGCGTTGCTTCGTATGCAGTGTATTTCTTTCCGTCAAAATCGCATCCGAGATCATCATCAATATGGGCAAGCTGTTCGTCTGTGTATGTGCGTTCGCTTACGCCCTCAACCCAAACGTTGCGGCGATGCCGACAGTTAGCCCCCTCAAGTCCATCAACAGCCCCAAGACCGCACACATCGTAAATGCTCGGGTAGATGTCCCCTGCGCGAATACTGTATACCTTGCCTTGCCAGTCCTTATGGCTTGACCACGGTGACGGCCCAGGCTTATCTCTCGCGCCAGCATGGGCGGAAACCTCAAAATACGGAGTTTCGAGATACTGCGCCGACTGCTCCGTATATTTAGCGCAAATTTGATTTACGCCAGTCATCACGGCCCTGCGCGCCGCCACATCGATCTGATCTCGATGCCAGCTCTCATAGTCAACGACCTTCAAGCCGCTGTCTGCAAGCTGCTTTACTGCCGTCTTAATGGCTTGATTATAGTTGATCGCGCCGCTCTGCACCTGCATCACCGCATTATCAAGCGCCCATTGGTACGATTTGGCAGGGGGCAGCATTGTGCGCCCAGCGTCCACTAAAAAGCCCATTGAGCGCGTTATGTTGCGCATTGTTTGCTTCGTCTGCTCGTATATTGCCCAAGTATCCTCTACGCTTACCAGCGTTTCCGGCTGTGTGATGTGCGCAAGGGCGATAAGCTCGGTGTAATACTTCTGGTTGCGCTCCACCACATCGTCTATCAGCTCGTTCAGCTTTTTCTCGCTGATGCCGGTGGCCTTGCGTATGGCGTTCTCAATCTCTTTTAGGTCGATGCCGTGTGACCGCAGCGCCTTGATGTCCTGCACCGTGACCTCGTTCAACTCGTCCCGCAGCTTTAGCCGGGAACAGATTTCTTCCAGCAGCGTGATTTCAAGCGCCCGGAACAGCTCTGCCAGTTCTTCCGGCAGCGCGTCAAGAACTTCCGGCTGAAACGGATATTTCATTTGCTTTCCTCCGTTTCACAATCTCATCATAGTGCGGCTTTACTCGAATTACATTCCAGTCGCATTCCTCCGGCACTTTTCCGTAGAATATCACCCATTCCGGTGAAAGCCGCTTCATCATTTCTTCGTAGCCCCGAAGGAACAGGCGCTTACTTTCCTTGTTCTTCTGTGTACTTACCGAACTGACAGCCACAACACCGCCAACAGGCTCACCATCAAAACACCAATCGTAACTCTGCTCGTCGCTCCATGAGATTGTTGGATAAACCGTCATGCCATGCATTTGCCAGTATGCCGCCAGCCAGTGCTTGCGGTAATGGTTGTATATCTGCATCGCCAGCGGCATATCTGTGTAGGTGGAAAAGTCCGGCGCGCACACCGCCGCAAACTGCGTCAGTTTTGGAATGTACTTGTCAGGCGTGTTCCAATATCGAATAAATTGATAATCGTCCACAAAGAAATGCACAATCTTGCTTTGCGTGTCTTTCGCGGTGTAATGGTAATTCACGGGGATAAACTCGCCCTGCGGGTACGCCTTGATCGGCTCGATCTGCGGAATATCGTACTTTCCAACGCCGGGGAATGTGAACTTGTCGAGATTTTCAAAGTTAATCATAAATCCCCCAGCAAACAAAAATGCCGCAAGATACATTTCTGTACCTTACGGCATAGCAAGCGCCCGGATTCTAACCGGAGTTCCCGCAGTCACGGTGTAATCACCCTATACGACTACTTGCTATGCCTATTATACCAAGCCTTTTTTACGAATGCAACCAGCTTCTTTTCGTCTGCCGTCAATGCTCTTGTTCCGCCTTCATCGTGATAATACCCGATGTGCGTATGCACTCCCTTGAATTGCTCATGGCTATGCAGAAGATTGATTGTTTTTACACGCTTTCCATCTGCACCGTAATAGCTGATTGCATTGATTTTGCCCTCATCGTTTATCGTTGCGTAAATGCGCCCTTTGGTCATAGTTTCCAATGGGTCTTTTGCGTTCAATGCCGCATTTTGCTTTACAAACTTTACGTTTCCAGCTTTTAGAAGCGTCCTAAACTCGCTCCCGTAAGGCTTTCCCTTTTCGCTCATGCCGCTGCTTGCGCCGCGTCCGCCCATTAAACAGGTCTCCATGTACCGCTGCGCTTATTAGCCCTGCGGTATTTCTTGCCGTTTACCGTAACTTCCAACGCGCCGGACTTTTGCGCTGTTACAAAGGCATTGGAAAACGCCTTGTTTTCTGCTGCTTTGCGGTTTTTACTGGACTGGTCACGCAATTTCCGCATGTAGCTATCCATTTCACCGCGCGCTCTTGCAGCTCTGTCTGCGGCGCTTCCTGTTTTCTGCGCCGTTGTCAGGCGCGCAGGACCGCTTGCATAAGGATTGACTGCTCCTGCCGCCGTTTTTAGTGCCGTTGTTGCGAGAGTTGCCATCTGCTTTACTGCTTCTTTCTTTTCAGCGTCCGACAGCTCAAGCCCATTGATTTCAGCAGCGTTGCGCTCAAATGTGCGCCTGATAATATCGCCCATATCAGTGACAGACGCAGCGGTTGCTCGGTTAATATCCTGTTGTGACAAAAACCGCGCAAGGCTCATACCGCGCCCACGCCCAAATTCTCCGGCTCCAATGCCGCCACCGGCTCCACCTCTACCGCCCATCACTCTACCTCCTGTTGTCCTTCGGTCGTCATGTCCTGCATCTTTGGCAGCGCCGCCTTTGCGGTCGCCTCGTCCTCGTTCATCCAACGCATACGGAACTCCCAATCGTTCATAATGCCTGCCTGCAAAAGCTGCATATCACGGGAAAAATCGGTTTGCTTGTCCTCAATGATGCTGTCATCAAAGTCAATGGAGATCTCCACATCCTCATTCAGCCCAGCATTCATGGCCGTGTTGCCCAGCCGCAGAAGAATGCGGCACAGCTCCACGAGCGCCTGCTCGAGCACAATTTCATGCTTCTTGATGGTGCGGAACATAGTGCTGTTTTCGCTGATGACCTGTGTAGCCGTGGCAATTCTGGTCTGATCGAATTTGTAATGATTCTCGCCAAATCCGCATTTGCTCGACAATACGTTGAGCATATCTTGCATACCGGTGTTAAACTCTGGTGTGCGCAGCGTCATATCGACCTGCTGCAAAATGTTTCCATCGGATGCGCGATCTTCCGGTAGAACGTAGTAAACCGTTTCTCGCTTATCAAAGACTGGCCTACCGTTTATGTCCTTGGTTGCTTCTGGCTGTACCACAATGCGCTTTTTGCCAAGCACAAATTCATTCACATAACTATCGTATGTAATATCAACGCTTTTGAGCTGGTCGATGGCGGAAGCGAACACTGCAACGCCCATAGGGTTATCTTCATCAGAGTTCGCAATGTTCAGACGGTCAATGACAAACTGCGGTTTGGTACTTCCTGTGTGAATAACAGGGGGGATTGCTTCAAATCCTCTCACGCTGGTTAATGGAACTTCCTCCGCATCGTACAGGTGGTTTTCAATGTCATATTCGCCGTCGCTCAGCCGATGCACCTGAATGTAGGTGTATTCCGTATCATCAACTCGTTTTGTCCACGCGAAAGCGCACTCACGAATAATGCCATTGTCCCACGTCAACGGGTAGATGTTTGCAGCGGTTACATAGTTGATATGAATTCTTCCGGGGTTAGCGATCTCTGCTGTATCAGGGTCAACGCTCATATCCTCCATGATTGGAACATAAGCAACTGTACCAACAGCGGATTTCCGCTCCTGCGATTCATTGGATTTGACTTCCCAATTATTATCAGCAAGAATCGCATCTACAAATTCCTGCTCCTTCTTGCCCTCAAGCGTGATATTCACACGCTCATTCATCAGCAGGTTTGCCCAATCCTCGCAGACTTTCTTTCCCATGTTGACGGAATATCTGTGGCATTCCAGTTCTTCGATGCCGTTCCACACCGTATAGCTGTGGAAGTCTTTCACATCGCCGTCATACCAAGATTTCCATACGTCGATCAGGTCGTAGAACTTGCTATTGATCGTGTCAAAGCCCAATTCTTTAAGTGCTCTGCGAATGTTCACTGTTTCACCGTCCTCATGTGCCCTGCGCGCTCCAATTCCTTGTAGTACGGCTCAATGCTGTACTCAAATGCGTCAAGGCTGTCAATATCAGATGTTCCATCGTCAAGGCGCTCGTCCTCGAACTTGTCAGGATCATAAATTGCAGTTTGCAGTGCATCAATCAAGTGCGGACAGCTGCGCGAAACCTTAAAACGCCCCTGCTTCATCAGCAGCACCACGAGCCTGATTCTATCTGTAATTTGCAGTTTCATTGCGTCCTTGACCTGCGTGCCGAGGTGCATCTTCTGCGCGGTATGATCTAATCCACGAATTAGCACCGTTTCCGCACTGTCTGCCCGCGTCTGGCTGTATCCGTACTTTGCCGTAACCATTTGGCAGAACATAGCAAAGCGCCTATTCAGTTCGTCAGGGTCAATCTCTTCGTTCTTGATGTATTCCTCTTCCAGCGCGGCCACTCGATAATCTTTTGTAATCCCGGTCGCCTGAAACTTTGTCGCGGATTTCGTGCCGCCGAAGTCAACGCCAATGGAAATAACGGAGAACTTTGTATCGTTTTCTTCCGCCCATTTCAACGGATCGTCGATCAAATACTTTTCTGTGTCGTTAGCAAAGTCTTTGTAAACAATGCCCTCGGCAGCTACCCATAATCCGCGCACATACCGGTCATAGAAAATGCCGGCATACATGTTTTCATAGCGCGCAAGCGTTTTCTCGCTCAGACCTGGGTTGTCAGTCATCTCGAAGTGCAGATATAGCGTGTTCCGTTCGCGGTGTCGCTTAATCCACTCCTGATAGAACCAGTGATGCGGGCTGCCGGGGTTACATGAAAACCACAGCTTCGCGCCGTCCACAGAACATCGCGCAAGCGCCTGTTCCACGAACGAGCGTGGCATCAGCACCACTTCGTCCAGCAGCACACCCGCCAGCGTGCGGCCCTGAATCAGCGTATAGCTGGCCTCATCCTTGCCGCCGAACACCTCGAAGTAATTCGTCACGGCACCGCGCCGCACTTCCATAACCTTGTCGCCGCGCCGCCAGCGGATGATATAGCGCTCCTTTGCCAAACTCATCGCCGTAAACGGCACGATGATGTTCTTGGTGCAGCTATCCACCGTGCGTCCACACACGCCGAAACGCTGACCGCTGAAATTCTCCATCGCCCAGTGGACGAACGCCCACATCATGATGGAGGTTTTGCCGGAACGCACAGCGCCGTCACAGATCAGCGCGTCATACTTGGAATAGGGGAAAGCGAGGATTTTTGCTTGCTTTGGGCTAATCATGTGGCATAAATACAACTACCATAGACGGAAATGGAGCAGAATTTTTACTTCCGCCGAATTTTAATCGTCCTCTAATAAACCGAATTTCCACATTGTTTCTTTTGTATATGTAATCGTGGAACCATTTTGTATCTGTTCTGGCAGGAAGTAGCATTACGACGGTAGCCCCGCTAACGGATGCAAATAACGCTCGCCTCACCCATTGCCCGATGCCGCGCCCATATGGAGGATTGCACCACACGGTTCCTTTCCACGGATGTTCCAGTCCGTCTTGTTCCTCCGTATAGAATTTGTCGCATTTTGCATTTTCTGGAGTTGCACACACATCAAGTGTAAATTGAAATTCATTATTCAGTTTATCAAACAAATCTTGTGGCGTTTCCCATAAGTCTGTTTTACTAGAAAACATTAATTCTGTATTCATGTGTCACTCTCAAGCTCCTTTGCCATTTCCTTTAGGCTCTGACTGAGCGCGTCTTCCTTTACCGTGTCGGCAGGACTGCCGCCGATCATCGCCCACTTGTCGATCAGCGTTCCCATTGCCGTGGTGATCTGGCTGAGATTTGCCGCCGCCAGCTTTTCGGGGTCGTTGAGCATTTCAAGCCCCTTACCGATGAACGAACACACAAGGTCTTTGTGGTCGTTCATGTATTCCATCACATCGGCGGTGTTCTCTTCCTTTTTTTGTTCGCACTTTTCCACAATGTCGGCATTCGCCCGCACAAGGTTCTTAACGGTTGTTGCGGACACTCCGTTGATTTTCGCTGTGGCGCAATAGTTGTTCGTCTGCACATAGTCCGCCAGTATTTTCTTTTTCTGCCGGTCTGTCAGACGCGCAGCCATGTCATCACCTCGTCGCTCTCGCGCGCAAAATGTCGCTCTCTCTCTTTTCTTTTGGGGGATTATAGGGGGTAAGATAATACGGGGGTTGCAAGGGGGAGAAGAAGAAAGGGGGAACAAGGGGGCTTTTCTTTTCTCTCTCTGAGCTATGCGTTTGCTTGCATTTGCTTACATTTGCTTTGCTTCTGATTGCATTCCTTGCGTTAATTGCTGTCGTGCTGCGGTCTAATTTCATCCGCCCGTCACAGTCTATTACCGCTTTGATACGCCGATAAGCGTTGTCAAATTATTTTTGCTACCAGCCCCCGCCCCTTGGCCTTACATAGCAGACTTTACCCGCCCCGAAGGGCCACAACGCCGCCCACATTTGGCGTTATTCTTTCCATTGGCCGTCTTTCTCGCTTAGATTGTCACACGCTACCGACAACTACGCTCCGAAAAGTCGTAGCCCCTATTCCGTCAGGTCAAACCGGTCTTGACGCATCAAGACAAGCGCAGTTTTCAGCGAGCTTTGTCATTTCCATGTGAGCCATGACGACAACGGTCTCACATTGTCCGGGCGCTACCCGGCCACTGGCACAGACGGTGGGGCTCGGACCCACGACATACCGGCTCACGAAGTCCGGTGCTTTACCAACTGAGCTACGTCTGCGTATGTCCCCGCTGGGCCACATCGTTGAGAGGTGCGCGGGGTCCTGTGCCGCATGAGAGGTGCGACCTCTCGGCCCTGATCGTGGGCTGCATCGTGCGTACGGCATATCGCGGGGGGCGGTGTGAAAAGATGGAAAGCACCGCGCCCCGCTATGGCGCAGGAGGTGGACGCCATAAATGAGAGAACCGCAAAGGCTTTTACACCTCTGCGATTCTATTATCTCATAAGCAAATGGCTTTTTAAGGCCAACTTTTAATCATCGAGCAGCCCGTAGTTCCGTGCAACGCATTTGATAAAATCGGTATGCCAGCGTCTCGCCGTCCGGTCGGAACAGTTGACCGCCATCGCTGCGCCTTCAAGCGTGTGTGTCTTATCCCAAAACACAAGGCGGATAAATTTCAAGCGCTCTTCGCCGTCTTGCATTGCCCTTGTTTCGTTCACCGCTTTTCGCACAGCGATATTTTCTAACAAAGACACTCTGTTCAGCTCCTGCTCTCGGTCGGGGTCGTAGCGGCGGATAATGGCTTTTACATAGCCCCACCAACTGTAGCGCGGCTTACTCATGGCGCGCCACCTTTCTCTTCACCCACGCCCACAGGTTTTTCCACGGGTGGCCTTCTGCGTAATTTGCGCGCTGCTCAGCATTGCTCCATTTCTGGTGCATATAATCGCGTTCTTCTTCAACATGCCGGCAGCCAACCGTCACTCTCGATACTTCTGCATTCGCCCGCCCAAGTGCTGCCTCGGCGTATCTTGCCTTCTCGCGCAGAATATCATTGTCCGCTTTCAGGTTCGCGATCTCGTTTGCCTTGTTGATGGCCTCGCCGTTCATTTGGCTGATCTGCTCAATCAGAGCGGCGTTCTTTCGCTGCATCGCCGCCTTTAAGTTTGCATACTCGGCAAGCAGATCGTTCTTCGCGTCAATGCAGTTTTTCAGCTCGACGACTTCCTTTTCAAGCGCCGCAGACTTCTCCTGCGCGTCTTCCACCATCTTCGCCATCTGGTCTTTGGTGTACTTCTTCACATTGATGCTCATAATTTGGCTCCTTTCATTCGTAGCTGTTCTTCCCGCCCCCGGTCGCTCACGATGCTCACGACCTTCACGTCGCCGTAGCACTCAATGTCCATGGCGATGCGCTCCTTGATGCCCTGTGCGTCAGCGGCGGGGACGTTGGCTTTAATCGTGATCGTCAACATTGTTGCCGTCCTTTCGTTTACCCCTGCTGCAAAAGCCGTAAAATCCCATCACCTCAAGGTTAGTAGCTTCACCGCAGAAACCACAATATTTGCAGTCCTTGCACCGCACCACGACCTCTGGAAAGGCATTGCTGTCTCTCAGTCTTTTCGCCACAAAGGTTGCCCCACAGTTCTCGGCAAAGGCAGCGGCCGTATCAGCGTCGATTAACCGCATCGCCGTCACCTCCGTCCATCTTCGCGCCGCAGTTTGGGCAAAAGGGAGTTTCGTCCCTGCACTCTACAAAGCATTCAGAGCAGTACGGGTTCGATGGACCTTTTATCCATCTCCCACGCACCACCGGCGCAACGTCAGCGGCGGGAATCGCCTTTATATCGGCGCAGATATTCCAAGCTACCGTGTCTCCACAAAAATCACTTTTCCGCAGGCACTCTCTATACTGTTTATTACAAACGGTAACTGCCGCTGCGCGCTCAATGTATTCAGCCATTTTCAGCCCTCCTGTTCCACTTTTCGACGATAAATTTGGGTTCGCTATATACGCCACTTTCAAAATCACACTCTGGGCAGTATATGTAGCACTCTTCTGAGCTGTTGCCATCTACTGTTTCAAGTATCGCTTCACCGCCGCAGAACGGGCAAGGTTTCAGGTCAAACATCACTCCACCTCCTGCATCCAAAACTCGCGGCGACAGTCGTAGCAGTCGCGCCTCATATTTACGCAATTACCTCGTGCATTTCTGTGCGACGCGGAAATCGAGCAAGGAAGTATTTGCAACACACCATCATCCCCGATGCGTGCCTCCGGGTACTGTTCCAAAAACACGCTCTGCCGCGTCTTGTGTGGGTGCTCCTTCGACCACTGCTCAACGGCAGCAATGATTTTCTCGTACTCTGCATCGGGTGCGCTGGTGCCAAGGCCACATCCAACTCTTTCAAGTGGGCAGCCCTTGCAATGCTTGCATAAGTTGCACATTCTCTTCCGTTCTATCAAAAATTCTAAAGCGTCCATTTATGCCTCCATTCTATCGATCACTTTTCGAATCACATCGCCGCCGTAAGCATTTTTCGTCAGCTCCAAAAACTCCGTCAGCGTCATCATGCCGTGCTCGAGGTCAATACCGTGGTCATGGGCAAACTGCTTTCGCCCCATGTCGCACGAGCCGGTCAAGCGGTGATGCCAGTCGTAAAAATACTGCGTCGGATACGTTTTTTCGCGGTCTGTCTCGCGCAGGAACGCATCAATGCGCTCCTCTTCTGGCATATCCTCGAAAAGCTTGTCTCGCAACGCCTCCATTGCTTCGCGCAGCGTTTCGCCGTGTGCAAAAACATTGTCCTGCTTGACGATGTAGCACGGCGTGAGCGTCAAATCGCCGTTCAAAATTGCCCCGTGCGCAGTGTTGCCGTGCACGGAACGAATCAGCGTATTGACGCCATCAATTCGATAGACCGTTTCCCGATTGAAACTCTTAATTCCGTCGCCGTAGCCGGAGCCGTCGCCGTAGCCGGAGCCGTCGCCGTAGCCGGAGCTCACAGTCAGAAAGGCTTTGATTTTATCATCAAGCGTCATCTCTTCCACTCCTTTACGCCGCGAAGCGACACCGATGCCGTATCTGTGCACGGGATAATCTGGATCGCGCCCAGCACGGTCATTTCCGGGATCGTCACGGTAAAACGGCAGTTGCCCGGTGCTTTTGTGCCGTCTTGCGCCAGCTGCTCCACGGCGCACGCGCCGTCCCAGCTCCACAACTTGCGCACCTCGGTCATAGTGACCTCGGAGCCGTTGCGTTCTTTGATCTTGCCAAAGAAAACACCTGCGCGGTCGCAGCGAACGATGTAGTCCTGATTGGTGTTCATGATGAAATTCCTCCTGATTATTGTTAAAATTTAAAACTCTCTCTGAGTTTGTATCCATGTGCCTCCGCCTCCGCCGTAAAGTAGCGGTGCGCCTCGTTGATGTAGACGACGCGCCCGTGCGCAGTCGTCTCTTTCGTGGTCACGCTCATACTGCCGTTGCTGCCTTCAAATGCGGCAGGCTTCCAGCTAAATGGTTCGCCGATGCTCATGGACATTCCTCCCTAATGTAGCGCTTTCGCGGGGCGGCGAAAAATCACAACCATGCTTGGGAATGGGGCACTGTTCTTTTCTCCGCCGAACTTTAATCTCCCACGCACGAAATTGATGGTTGCATATTTGTCGTTGTAGCAGTAATCGTGGAACCAAGCGGTATCCGTCCTCGCCGGAAGCAGCATAACAACCGTTGCGTCTGATTCCTCGGCGGTTCGATGTGCTTTCTCTACCCACGCCCCAACGCCGCGTCCGTATGGGGGATTGCACCACACAACGCCGTCCCAGTCCTGTTTCAGCCCGTCCATCTCCGGGGTGAAATAGCGTTCGCATTTCGCGTTTTCTGGCGTTGCGCAGGCATCCAGCGTAAATTGGAAGAGGTTGTTGAGGTCGTCAAAGAAGGCTTGCGGGGTCTCCCACATTTCAGATTTTGACGAAAACATTAAATCGTTGTTCATTGTCTCCCCTCACAGTCCCTAATGTCTCCGCCCCATTGCTCCGCCATAGCTCTGGCGATGCCGGGGAAGGTTTTGCTTCTTGCTTTTGCCGTACGCGGGTCATTCCATCGCATAATCTTACCAGCCTCGTCTTTTGCATAGTTTGCGCTTGCCCCCACACTGTATCCACCTGGCAAAATATCTCCTGCATCTACAATGTTTGTTGGTCGCAAAGCGGGTAAGCCTTTTAGCCATAGGCAAGTCTTTTTTCTTGCGTGGTGCCCGAATTCATATGGCTGGATAATACAGTCAGGCTTACGATAGTGTGTAGACATATATCCGACCGGATTTTCTACCGCGATTTTACAAACGTTGGCATTTACAAAGGCCATAAAAAACGCCGAAGCTTCTTCCCGCAACTGCAACCGTCTGACCGCCTTTTCGCCATATCTTCCCGTGTTAAACCAGCGATTCCCGGTAACGGTTAGGTATGTGCATGGCGGATGCGCGATCATCAAGTCCCATTTGCCGACGTCATACGTCTCCCCGTCCATGGTAGTAACTTGCCCCCCCTCGATGGCCTTGAGCGCATCGCCTAAGATGTGCCACTCCGGATGCCCGCCAGACGGTTCCTGGATATCGCAGGAATATGCTTCATGCCCCAGCGCTCGGAACGCCTTGCAGACTTCCTGCGATTCCTCGCAGGCAACTAAAACCTTCATCGTCTCCCCTCGCATTCTCCGAATAGCTCCCGAAACGTCATGCCCGTCAAATCTTCCAGCGCCAGCAGCAGCCGCACCGTTGTATCGCGGTCGCCGCGCGCCCACGCCGATATCGTAAACTGCGACGTGCCGAGGTATTGCGCCAGCTCTGTCTGGTTATAGTTCATCTTTTCCAACGCTCCCTTGAGCACCGGATAAGTGCAGAACTCAAACGGCGTTTTTGGTCTCACAATCTTGCTCATGCGTGTACCTCCCCGTAGATCAGTGCGTCAAGCGACACGCCCAGCGCTTCGGCAATGTACAGGTACGTCGGCATTTTCGCGTACCACAGTCCGGTTTCGAGGTTATGTATCGTGGTCAGCCCGACGCCCGCCTTGTCGGCAAGCTGCTGCAAGGTCATCCCGCGCAGCTTACGCCATGCCAAAATACGCTTGCCGATTTCCTGCTCAGTCGGAACGCCCTTCGGTATTCCGCTCTCGAGCAGTAACGCGCTTACGGGGACGTCGAACGCCTTCTCCAATCTCCCAAGCGATTCTAACCTCGGGTAACACCTCCCCGTTTCCCATAAAGCGACGGTGCTTTGCGGCGCGTCAATATCCGCCGCAAAGGACAACTGTGAAAGACCTTTCTTCTTGCGCAAATCGCGGATGCGATGGCCTAATTCCATTTCTGTGACCATCTTTTCTTGCTCCCTCATTTCAGTCGTTGATAGCGCTGCGTCTTGAATTGGCGCGCGCACAGCCAGTCGCATTTCGCGGCCGTCAGGCGGCGCTTTTCTTCTTTCGCCGCACTCCGCGCGGCGATATCCGCCTGATAGTACGGGCAATCGCTGTGACAGCCCGCGTGCCTCACAGGCGGCAGGCAGCTGTGGCAATGCTCAAAACTCATCTCACACCTCGCGGATCGTGATGCCGTACTTGTCCTGCATCAGTTTCTTTTTCAGCAGATAGTCTTTCGTTTTCGCACCCTTTGCGTCCTCGACCTCGCGCAGCCAATGCACCGTGCCGTTGCGGTCTGGCTCTGTCGCCCGCTCGTAAACAAAATCCGCGCGGTAGACCATCGGCTTGATTCTCTCGCCCTCGATGGCCGTGTAGCCCTCCACGAGCGTGAAATTCGCTTGCAGCCGCAGGTTGCGAATCTTGCCCATCGCTCGCAGCACTTTCAGCTCGCCGAACCGCGCCGCCTCGCGCTCGGAATCAAACTTGATGCCGTCACGCACGACCTTGCGGTTGCCGTACTTGCTGCGTTTCTTAACTTCCTGCACGGCCATCTTTGCCATGACTTGGGCTTGAGCGTCCTTGCCCAGCTGAGAAATATCAACGCCCATTACTACCCTCCAACACCGACTTGACATACCGCAGGCGCTTATTCGCCTTGTCCCGTCGCAGGTTGTCGCCCTTGAATACCAGCGGCGTGCACATCTCGATCACGCGATCATAGATGCGCTGGTAGTCCATGTTCTTTGGCTTGCATAGCTCGTCCAGCGTCAGGTTCGTGGTGACAATCAGCGGCTTTTTGGACCTGTATCGCTCGTCAATGACCGTATAGACCGTCTCCATCGCGTACTCGCTGCTGCGTTCCGCGCCGAGATCGTCGATCACCATCAGCGGATAGTAATGCACCTGCTTGATGATCTCCTGCTTGTCGTATCCAGCGTTGAGAATGCGTGGGAAACTCGTAATCATCGCCGGGATACCGCGGTCAATCAGCTCGTTGGCGATGCACGCCGCCGCGAAGGTCTTGCCGTTCCCGGTGTTTCCCCACAGCAGCAGGCCGCTATTCTCGCGCCGCATATCGTCCCATGCGTCGGCGTAGCGCTTGCACTTGACGATTTCCTCGCTCATCGTTGCCTTGTCGAACCGGCACGCCGTCAGGCTCTTGTCGCGGATTCCGTCAGCACGCAGCGTTTCGATGCGCAGTCGCTTTTCGCGGTCAGCGCGTGCTTTTTTTTCGGCCTCGTATTCTCGCGCCGCGCAAGCACACTGACACCCGACAAGGCGGACGCCCCCGCCGATTGGGATCCGGCACTGCTTCGGCGTGTTGCAATGGCCGCAGTACAGCAGCCCGTCTTTCTCGTAGTCGACCAGATCGCGCACAGGCTCAGCCTTTTCCGCGATGCTGTCGATCAATGCGTCAACGTTCATAGGCTTCCCTCCGTGTTGCCGTAGTCGTAGTGATACCCTCTGCCGCTCTCGGGCAGCTCATCGTCCCACCGGCCTTGATTCAGCCATGTGGCGGGGTGTGGAATAAACTGCCCGTTGTTCTGCGTCCATTGGTCGCTGCACTTCTGCCGCTCCACTGCGGTCACAAGTGTTTCGAGTGGTACTTTGACCCGCTCGAAAGCTCTCTTAGCAGACTGTTTCCCGATTTTTCGCGGGTAAACTGACCAGAAACGCTCGAATGCGTCCCCCGTAGAGGGGGATTTAGGGGGTATATCGTCTTCTGTCTTATGTTCTATGTCTTCTGTCTTATGTCTTATGTTATTAGTAGGCTTGCATTTGCTTACATTTGCTTGCGTTTGCTTGCGTTTGCTTGCATTTGCTTTTGACGCTCTGCCGCCAGCCGCTCCGTTTTGAGCCAGCGCACCGGATTTTTGAGCGTCACGGTCGACGACCGCCTTAAATACTGGGAATAAAAGAGACTCTCTCCCGAGTGTATCGGGGATTTCACCCGACCTGGCATATTCCAAAATCGCAACAAACAAACGGCCTTTTTCGTCATCTTCCAGTGCTGCTGTTTGCTCGATCCAGTCGTAATATGCCTTTACATAGCACCTTGTAGATGCAGCTCCCATGCCGTCACCGCCTTAAAATGGTAGCTCGGATTCGTCCTCGCTGACTTCCGTAAAGTCGCCTGCGGCGCTCTCTGGGGCGATCTGAGGCTCGGTGCTATCGGTGCGCTTACTGTCACCGAAATAGATGTTGTCGGCGATGATTTCCGCGTTGCGTCGCTTATTGCCGTCCTTGTCTATCCAGTCGCGGACGGTGAGCTTGCCCTCGACCGCGACCATGCGCCCCTTGCTCAAATACTGGCAAGCGAACTCGGCTGTCTGCCGCCATGCGACCACATCGAGGAAATAGGTTTTTTTCTCGCCGGTTGCCTTGCTCTTGAAATCGTCATCGACGGCAACGGTAAAACTCGTGACCGCCGTTCCGTCCTGCGTGCGGCGCAGTTCCAGATCGCGCGTAATGCGCCCCATGATGCAAATTCTGTTCAGCATGATTCTTCCTCCAAATAGTTCTTTTTGAAAACTGCCATGAACGTGTCATGACCATAAAGTTCTTCAAAGCGCTTCTGACACTCGCGTTTCAGCCGCATATCCAGTTCGTGACCGTCTTTCCCGTGCACGCCGTAGTCGGCCATATTGTGCCAGTCGGCACGCAGCCACACCCAGCAGCCCCAAATATCGGATAGCTGCCGACGCCCACCACCGTAAATGTGATGCCGCGCGAGGTTCGTTGAGAATCCTGAGATATAGCACTCCCGCTTGTCCTGCATGATGCTTTTAGTCATCTTCCCCATTCCTCCTTCAATGCGTCAAGCTGTTGCGGGGTCAATGTCTCAATACCCAACTCCTTGCAGTCCTGCACGATGTTGTCAATGAGGCGTGACATTTGCCTTGTGTCAAAGGTGGACGAGCCGTAATACAGCACCACGTTTTTGCAGCCGTCAATTTTGCTATCCATCACTTCCGTCTGCCAGCCGATGCCGTTCTTGTTCCAGCCGTCGCATAGCTTCTGCACGGCCTTCTCGCGCACGCAGATGGTTTCTGTGTTCCCGCCGACGTCCCTTACCTCTCTGCGGTAAATCTCACTCTTGGGCGTTCCTGTGGATTCTGCAAGCTTGTCCAGCAGCACCCATGAGTAAGCATTGGCATCGAGGCTCCGTTTCTCACGGTGCTTTTTGACGGTCACATCAACGTCTACCTCGTGCAGCTCGTCATACAGTGGGCCGACGTTCTCCCGCGTTGCGATGGTGAGCAGATACCCACCATCGCGCGCAATGGATAAATCATGCAGTCGGGCTTTCATTGGCTTTTCTCCTTGCCGTCATGCACGCCCAGCAGAGCGGCGCTTTATAGGTATTTATCGCGTTCTCCGCAATCTCGGCAACGGAATATTTCTTGCCGCCGTGCGTCACAGGGTAGATGGGCTTGCCGCAGTCCTTGCAAACCGGTTTTCCAGCCGCCTCGTTTGGTTGCTGTCTCTCCGGCCTTTGTGTGTACTTGGTCGCGTCCTTCGCCCAATACACATCGGCGCCAAATCCGAGCGCCTTGCAGGCAACGGAGATCGCGTCGGTCAGCGCCATCTTGAAGCACTCGTCAGAGGTGTAAAGTCCGTTTCGCTCGCTGGCAACAAATGCGCTTCCGCCTGTGCCTGGAATCGCGTCCGACCACTCCCCATCGACTTTGATGTAAAGGTCGATGTCTACAAATGCGGAAACCTCGTTGTTCGCGCCATTTTCAAGGCGCTTATCAGTGATGGTATATTTCCAACCAATACCGCAAGGCCCGAACTGCTCCGTCAGCGCCTTAATGCGCCACATGGGGTTAATGTCGGTCTTGCCTTTCAGCCTCCCCGCTTGAATTTCGCGCTGTGCGGACTGCGGGACTTGCCGCACGCTTTCATAGATTCCAAGGTTCTCCATCAGGTAACTCCTCCATTTTCAGCGGGCACCAGATGCCGATGCCACGCGTGTCTGCAATGTATTCGCCGGTTCTCCGGCACTGGTTGCGCGAGTACGTTTCAAGTAACGGGCAGAACATACATTTGACATCTTTGTTTGGGAAGTAGATGTCAACCGTGCAGTGAGTGTACTCGCTAACCCCATCAGTTTTCATCTTTTACCTCCGTTATCCATTCCTCCCCGCAGAAGGGGCATACCAGCGTTTCGTGCCAGGAATACCCGCGTTCTCCGTCAAGGTTTTCTCGTTCGCGGTAAATAGCCGGGTGCTCAAAATCCGCGCCGCATGATTCGCAGTGCATCATTCCTCCGCCTCCAAATACACCATCGCGCTCTGCACGCCAAAGACGCGCGCCGCCTGATGATCGTCAAAAAACACGTCGATGTGGTTGCCGTTTACGCCGCCACCGCAGTCCTCGGCGATATAGCTGTGCTGAGTGCCGTCCGGCCAGATCAGCAGGATGTGCGTCCCGTAGGGGATCACCTTAGGGTCAACGGCGATCGTGCGCCCCTCGGTGGCCAGCGTGCCGGTCGCGGTATAGCCGCTCGCCCACTTGCCGCAGCAGCAGCGTCCGGGGCAATAGGCCGTCAGCGTAAACTCACCGAGAAAAACGTCGTTGCACACCGCGCTTTCGGTCGCGGGAATGTCCCACGCAGGGTCATGCTCCTCTACGATGGGGGCTTCTTCCGGTTCCGCATCGACCGCCTGTGCGCTGGTGGCGAGGATTGAGATCGCGATCAAGAGGATCGTCGCGCCCAAACACGCCGCCGCAATCAGTGCCGATTCGTCGGCCTTGCGCTGCTCTCTCGTGCGCTTGTCGTGCCGTCTCACCGCCTGCACCCCCTGTCGAGATACGGCAGCAACTCATACAGCACCTTGCACACCGCGCACGCGCCGATGACGGCAAGCCCCGTCGTAAAGTCGCAGCCGTTCAGCGCGATCACCGCAGCGGCAATGCCGCCGAAAAACAACGTATCGATCATTTCGCGCCTCCGATCAGCATGAGCTTTTCCGCGTCCGTAAATTGCAAAACTCGGTCAAGCTCCCAAATTTCATCTAAAGTCCAGCGGGAACGCCCCGCCATGCGATTGCAGATTTGCGTTTCCGATAGGCCGATTTCCTCGCCCAGCTCCTTGCCGGTGCGAATCAACGCCCGTCCCATCGCGCCGCGCACGGCTCGCTCAAGGTCGTTTCGCCGTCGCGTTAACTGTTGTGGCTTTAGCATCTTGCCTTTTCCTTTCTTCCGTGCTACAATAAGCACGGACACAATATCTTGTGGTGAGATTTGTCCCACCCGCCCCGCTCGATGCTGCAACATTGGGCGGGGCATTTTTTATGCCTTGCGTTTCGAATCAGTACCATGCCAAGGCAAAACGTCGCAACTCCTCTGCGGTTCTCTGCGTTTCTCTTCCACTGCTAATCAGAGCCACTCGAGCCTTCGCAACTCCGCTGCAGCACTTTGCTGAACTATTCCTCTGCGTTGCTATGCCTTGCTATGCCTTGCTATGCCTTGCTATGACTTGCCTAGCTATGCCGTCGCTAGTCTCTGCTTTTCGCTACCATGCCGCCGCGAAACACCGCCTTGCCAAACCATTGCGTTACCTTCCAATGCTGTACAGTTCACATCATTGCCGTCGCTCTCGCTACTCTGTGCAAAGCGGTTCAGTGCCGTTGCATCTCAAGGCCATACCGTAGCATCTCTAAGCGATTCCGCAGCGTATCGCTGCTGAGCAGTTCCCTCGCTCTGCTCGGCGAATCATCGCCCTTCCTGGCTCTTCCCTTGCCATGCCCTGCCACGTCCGGCTGAGCGCTTCCATTGCTGCTCACGGCGAATCTGAGCAATCCCATTGCTGTGCTGTTACGACCCATGCAGTGCAGTTCCGACGCTAATCAAGGCAAGTCTATACCATCGCGCTGCTTCTCCGGTCCCTGCTACTCGCTACCAATGCTGTGCTGTGCTTCGCATTACGAAGCGATTCCTTTGCGCGTTACTCGATTTCCTCCCAGCGGAATCTGCCTTTTCCACTGTTTCGCCACTGGCCAATGCCGGAGAAGCGTCCATAGTCCAGCCAGTCGCGCACAACGTCGATGTGGTCGTCGCACAGGCAGACCACCGTAAACTCGCACGTTGCCCCGGCGGGGATTTCCTCGCTCATGGCAAGGCTGACGCGCTCGCCCTGCGCCGTCTGCGCTCTCAGCGGGCGCTGGCACTCCTTGATCTCACCGTCAAAAAGAATTGGAATGGTGCGCGGCTCGGGGAAAATCAGCTTGTCGATTTCCTTCTTATAGGCCTTGATTTTGCTGCTGGACGAATCCTTGACCTTGCGCAGACCGCCGCAGGTGTCCTTGAAAAAGCCCTTGATTTGGTAGTCGTACAAAAACGGCGTGCCGTCGTCCAGTCGCGGGAAAATGGTCATGGACTTCTCGGCAACCGCATCCGCGCCGAGCGCCGCCACCTCGTCCTCCACGCTCGCCGCATCGGGCGCGTGGCTGCCGATAAACTCGCGGTAAATGTCAGGGTTCGCAGGGCTGGTACCGAGAATTGGCTCGATAAACGTTAATTTAACTTTGAGTTCTTTCATCTTTTCATTTCCTCCTGTTGTGTGTTAGTTCTCTTCGCTGGATTTCAGCAGCGAATCCGTGGTAACGCCGAAGTGCTTTGCCAGCTTCTTGACTTGGCGCGGATGCGGGCGGCACACGCTCTCTTTCCAGTTTTTGATCGATGTCTGCGATACGTCGATTTCTTTTGCAAGACGGTAATTCGTCTCGCCATGCTCGGCTTGCAGTCGAGCCAGATTTTCAGGGAAACTCAATTTTTGCCCTCCTTCCTAAGTGTTGCCCCTCCAACTCCTGTGTGATAAAATGGGTTACAGAAGGGAGGTAAATTACCAGTGAAGCAATTTTCTGATTTTCAAAAATCCATAAACTTCGACAAATTGAATTACGATATGTCGAAGATGGCCGATAAATCACTTTTGCAATCAAGTGATTTATTCACGCAGGAACAATACGATTTTTTGACAAAAACAACCGCCGTCATGCTTCTTGGGCTTCTTCGCCAGTATCACGAATGGCTGAACGAAAAGAATTAACCATCGTCTCAAGGCAGTCCGAGATTGTAGTTCGGCCAACTTCTTTCTCGCCGATCAAAACTGAAATTTCCCTGCTTCGCTGGCCTTGTAGTGCAAGTACAAGGTCAGCGATTTCTTTCGCCGTTGCCTCGATTTTCACTTTTTCACCTCCAAAATTAGAGTATTCTATTGACAAATTGGAGTATTGGTGCTACTCTAAGTTTTGCTACAAACATTGATTCGCGCCAGCTCGATTTGTCGGGGTGGTTCGGTCTTTTATTGCCTGTCCACGAATTTAATTATACTCAAAGTTTACGCATATGTCAATAAAACTTTGAGCGGCACATTGCACAAAGTTTGAGGTTATTTTATGGCGTTTATGCAAAACCTAAATTACTGTATGCAACAAAAAGGGTATTCTGCGTACAGACTTGCGAAGATAATCGGAGCAAGCAATCAAGGTGTTTTGCTTTGGCAAACTGGGAAAAATACCCCACACCCAAAGACCCGCCAGAAGATCGCTGACCATTTCGGCATCACCCTTGCCGAGTTGGACGGCGACGAGCTTCCCGTCCTGCCGGAAAATGGCGCAAAAAAAGCCCCCGCCACAGATGGCGAGGGCGAAAAGGACGCGCTTATTAAAGCTGTCAGGGAAATAACCGATAAAGATACGGCGCTGGCTGTTTTCGATGAGCTTAGTAAAAAAATGCGGGAGCTGATGTAATGCCTACTTTCTACCCATCGAATCCGCAAGACCCCATGAAAACCGAAGCGGAGCGGAAAGACCATGAGCGGCTGCAAAAAGAGCAAGGCGAAAAAGAACGCCGCGAGAAAATGCGGTTTATTATTACTGCTGTTCTTTCTGGCATTGCGGCGCTCGCTGCTGTTGCAGGAGTGATAATTCAACTTGCTTGAGCGCAATTAGCGTGTCAATCTTGTCTGAGATTTCCTTCAATCCAAATACAACGTCGTTGATCTGGCCTTTCATGATGATGCTGTTCTCTGCCAGTTTGGAAATGTCAAGCTCGTAGCTCTTCATAGCACACCTCTTTCTTTTAATTTTAAAAATACTTCTGCGCAATCCGCAGCGGATAACTGGTCTATCATTTCAAGGATTTGTTTGCGCAAGCTCTCGGGGCAATTTTGATCGTTCGCGCTGCTTTTATTGCCTTTCCGCATAACCTGTCCTTTTATTGTACCATTTTTCACGTCATTACACAACATTTTGTGTCCCTCCAAGTAATTATAGTAACGGGGCTATATGTCGATTGTCGCACATAGCGGTGCAAGCATCAATATTTCGAAGTAAAGGCCCCGCCGCCCTCTGCAACAAACGGCGGGGCCTTTTTGCAGCCAGCGGGGAGCGGTCGCCGCTGCTTGTTTTGACCATACTCCGCTTTACCTTGGCAATTCAACACCAAAACATTGCAATAAGACAGCGCTCGACGCGGTTCGACAAGCCCTCATCTTGCGATTTTGTGGCGCAAAAATCGGAAAAATTAAGGTGGCATAAATGAACATTCAAGAAGTGTGTAGAATCCGTAAAGAAGAATTGAAACTGACCTATCAGGACATTTCCGATGCTTCCGGCGTACCACTGTCCACCGTGCAGAATTTCTTTTCCAAGTTTTCTAAATCTCCGTCGATCTACACCGTCGCGCCAATCTGCAAAGCGCTTGGAATATCCCTTGATGAGGTGTTCGGGATTTCCGAACACTTGACGCCGACCGAAGAAACTTTGCAAGCGCGGAATGATGAGCTGGAACGACACGTTGACGCGAAAGCGGACATGATTGAGATCATGCGGCGTGGAGTGCGTATCCGCAACGGCGTGATTGCTATAATGTTTGCCATTATCGTTCTGCTGGCCGCGTGGTGCTTGTACATTGATTGGAGGGGGATTTGATGAAGATACCGAAAGCAAAACTACTACCGTCCGGCAACTGGAATGTCAGCGTCATGGTAGACGGAAAGCGCGTGTCCGTTACAGCGCCTACCAAAAGGCAAGCGGAGAATGAAGCTGCCGCGTTAAAGTCCGGCGCAAAGTCTGCCGCTCGTGCGTCTGAGCGCACGGTTGGTGATGCTATCGACCGATATATTGACAGCAAGGACGCAATACTCTCCCCCTCCACCGTCAACGGTTACAGAAAACTCCGCAAGGTGGTTTTCCCGGAGCTGATGAGCGTTAAGTGCTCCGCGTTGACGCAGGATCGCGTGCAGCGTGCCGTGAATAAGATGGCACGGGAAAAGTCCCCTAAGTACGTCCGCAACGCTTACGGCTTATTTACGGCGGCAATATCGGAGGAATGCCCGGATAAAGTGTTCCGTGTATCTTTGCCGCAAAAGGAAGCGCCTAAAATCAAAATCCCTACCATGGACGAGATCAGAATTCTACACGAAGACTGCAAGGGCGCAGACTTTGAATTGCCTTTCCTGCTGGCCGTCTGGCTCGGCCTCCGTACATCGGAGATCAGAGGTCTAACATGGGATTGTCTTGACGGTGATATCCTGACGATCAAGCAAGCAATGGTAGACGGCGAAGACGGTCCGCAGCTCAAGCAGCCAAAAACCTACAGCGGCAACAGAAAACTAAAAGTGCCGCCGTATATTATGGGGCTGCTTGACGCAACACCGCGAACAGATGAGTATATTGTCCACGCAACCAGAAATGTCCTGTATAAGCATCTGCAACGCGCGTGTGCTCGCTGCGGAGTTCAGCCGTTCCGCTTTCACGACCTCCGCCATGTAAACGCATCGGTTATGCTCAGGCTCAATGTCCCCGATAAATACGCAATGGAGCGCATGGGGCACTCTACAAACAACATGCTTAAAAACGTATATCAGCACACCATGGATGATAAAGCCGTAGCAGTGGCAGATGCCGTTGACGGCTTTTTTGAATCCGAATTTCATCTGTAATTCCATCTGCAATTCATCTGCAAAAACGCTGTTTTAAGCGCACTTAACTTGCAAATATCGCAAGTAATGCGTAAACAAGTAAGCCAGAAAACCCTTGCAAATACAAGAAAAACCCCGCAGCTGTTGAAACTGCGAGGTTTTTTCATTGGTGGAGGCGGCGGGAGTCGAACCCGCAACCGAAACCGCAAAAGCATTGATATTACACGGTTTTTTGATACGCATCTGTAATTCCATCTGCAATTTACTTTTCCAGTTTGCGCATGATGCTGTTGTATACCCGCTCGTTCACGATTTTCAAGCTGTCCATCAGCTCGTCCATGATTTCCCACGCCTTGTCCGGCGGAACATCTGCCACTGCGCGCAGGAAGTCGCTGTCGCCGTATGTTTCGACGTTGGCCGGCGCGGGTGCTGCGGAGTATGCCATTGGCAAAGCCCTTTCTCTGCTGCCGCTTTGCTGATCCCGGATGGCATACAGCACGGCAAGGCGCTCATAGTTTTTCCAGCTCGATTCTTCTGTTTCAAGGCGGGCTATCCAGCGATTGATCTCATTTTCGTCGACCATAGGGGTGCGCCCCCTTTAGCCCTCAATCGTATCCATGCAGCGCTGGATGGCTCTGCGGATGCTTTCGTCGTCGGCGTTGTCCAGCATTTCCTGCAACTGACGTTTCATGCTGTCGATGCCGCCATCACGGGAATAGTGGCCACGCACATAATGCGTGCCGCGTCTCGCATTGGACATATCGCGGTCATAAGCGCCGCGCATACCAGACTGCCAGTCTCCGTCGCGGGAATAGCGGCGAGAATAGTCTTCATCGCGGGAATAGCCGTCGTCCTCCAACATCTCAATCTTATCGATGTTCTTGATGGTGTCCGTCAGCTTGTGCACAATTTCAAGGTCGCCAGCGCCAAGCTCGCCCTTGCGTGCCAGCTCGTCGAGTTCGTCGCACAGCATATTGCGCAGATCATACATTGCTTTCTTGCTCATGTCCATTCTCCTTTCACGCGATTCTCTCAACCGTCAGATTCGAGTTAGCGAAGTTGACGGCCTGAGCGCTGGTGTTTTCCATTGCGACCGTCAGGCAGCAGCCTTTCGGAACGCAGACCTGTGCGGAAACATAAATGTTAAAGTAGTTTTCTACCGCCGCAGGCGTGACAGTCGCCGTTGCGCTGGTCAACGGCTCTCCGTTGATGGCAAGCGCCGCCGTGATAGCCTCAACCGTGCCTCCGGTGGGAATGGCGATGTTGCCGCCAAAGGAGACCCTAAACAGGGCACGATTTTGATTGGTGAGGCCGCGCAGCGTGATCTGTCCGCTTCCTTCTCTATGCACAATACACGCTTTCCCGCTTACCGCTGTAGCATCCAAAGGAACGCTTTGATTTGACGCAACAGTTGCAATGCTGTTATTTACATATTCTGCCATAAATATCATTCCTTTCTCAGTTAAAATAAGCGGCAGGGCTATTGCCCCGCCGCGTTGTTGTCAGTATCGGCACGGGGCCGACCATTTTCCCCACATGGGGAAAAAGCTATGCTATGCAGTTGTCAGCAGCCGCAACCGGAACCACAGCCGCCGTAGCCGCTACCCGCCCACGGGTTACAGGTAATGTAGGCGGGGGAAGGGCACGGACGAAGCTGCGAAATGAGGTAGTTATTCTGTGCAGCCTGAGACGCAGCCAACTTGAGATTCTGGTTCTCGGTCTGGAGATCGGACAGCTTGCTCTGCGTAAGGAAGTCGAGGATTGCGCGGCTGTTGCTGTTGGCGTTGTCGATGATGTCGCGCGTGGCGTTCTGCACGGTGTTGCGCGTGTCGCACGCCTGCGCCGCCATGTCATAGCGCGCCTGCGCGATAGCCGCGCGATTCTCGCAGCAGCAATTTGCGGCCTGCATCTGCATGGCGTTGAGCTGCTGCATCAGCGCCGCTTGCTGGTTGCTACGGGACAGCTCGGCCTGTGCAAAGCCGTTTGCCATCGCCATGTTGGTGCCGTTGACAAGCTGCGCCTGCTGGTAAAATCCGTCGCAAAGGCCCTGATTTACGCTGTCGATCTTGCGCTCGACATTGGCAAAATCAGAGGTCAGCACATAGCCGTCGACCACGCCGCCGGAATTGCCGTTGTTTCCCCAGCCGTTGCCGCCCCAGCCGCAGAACACAAACAGGAAAAGAATGATGATCCACCACGCGCCATCACCGCCGAAGCCGCCAAAGCCGCTGTTCATCATGCCGGTTGGAGCAACAGGCATAGTGGCCTGAACGCCGCCGTCAGAAAGAGACATAGTATCACTCCTTTGAAAAATTTTTATTCATCAAATCGTGGCCACGATGTTGATTTATGTTGATGATTACTGCATCAGGCTTTGAAACTGCTTTGCCATCTGCTGTAGCTGGTTGAGCTGCTGCTGGTTCAGCTTACCGCTCTGCAAAAGCTTTTCGATCTCCGCTTTGGGGTCGCCCTTGAAGTTCGCCTTGAACTGCTGGAACTGCTGCATCATGCGCTGGAACTGGCCTACCGGCCCCGGCATCTGCCCGCCGCCGAGCGCACCGAAAAAGGGGTTATTCATCGTCATCGTCCTCCTTGCGCTTCTTCTTGCCCTTTAATTCGCCCACAAGAGCCGCCAGCGCGTCAAACTCCTTGCGGGTGACAAATTCCACGCCCTTTTCCTGCGGCGCTGTACGGGACGTTTCTGCGCGCTCTACGAGGTCATAAATCTCGAGCGTCGGCTTGCCGCTTGCATCGGACTGCTTGAGATATACCGTCGGCGCGGAGCTATCCCACAGCGCAACGGCAGAGTTGGGCGCGATCAGATAGCTCCTTGCCTCCTGCTCGCCGTTGACCCATTGCACGCCGCCCTGTGCGATGGGGTTCTGTTGCACTGGCTGCGACATAGGCTGCTGCATGGGCTGCATCTGCTGCATCTGCTGCATCTGCCGCATTTGCATGAGATTGTCTGGCATTGGCTGCGGATAATAGGGATTGAAATAGGGATATGCCATGTTCATTCCTCCGTTTCTTTTACCCAGTAATAAAGCGGGATTTCGTTTCCGCTGTTCCAGCTGTCGTAAATTACACTGTCCTGCACGCAGACCACATGACCAGAAAGCGCGAGAATATATGTCCCGCGTGGGTGGTCATCAGCAAACCTGCCGACCGTGTAGCAGTCCGGGCAAGTGTCCGGCATGATATAGCGCCGATAGCCGAGCGACCGCAGATATGCGCCCCAACAGGCGTTTGCATTGGGCAAGTCGCCGTCCAAGTACCCCTGTACGCACAGCGCAAGATAAACCTCGCCCCAGTCTTTGCCCGTCGCCTTGCAGATCGCGCGCACGGTACAGTCCGATACGTTGCGCCCCGCGGGGTTTGGGTTGAAATAGCTATACATGGAAAAGCTCCGCGAAATAGACGTAAGCGCGCAGTTCGTCAGGTTCGGGGAACAGTGTCAAAATGTCCATCGCCATTTGCTCGGTAAATCCACAAGCTAAAAGTCGTTCGTACATTTTGCGCACCTCCTTTTGTCGCCTCAATCATACTGTGGATCGCGCCCCGCAAATGGTCATCGTTTGGTCAATATTTGGTCAAAAAATATTTCAAAAAGCTCTTGACAATACGCTAATATTAGCGTATAATAAGCATGTAAACAAGAGAGGGGAA